AACTTACCAACTTACCGAACTTCCCCCCCTATAGGGGGTATAGGGGGGTGGTAAGTAACCACCACCCCCTATCCCAAATAACGTAACGACAAGGAGTGAAAGCAGATGCCAAAAGTAGGCGAAAATTTACCACAGGAACAAAGATCAAAAGGGCTGAAAAGATTAACCCAGAAACAACAAGCTTTTCTGGATAACTTCATGCACAAGGATATGACACAGACAAACGCAGCTCGGCAAGCTGGTTACAGTAATCCGTCAGTAGATGCAGTTAGGTTGCTCCGTAACGAAGTCGTGCAGGAACGATTTCAAGAGATGCAGGAGGAGAATCGAAGTCGGTTCGGGGTAACGATAGATAAGTCTGTTCGGGATCTTCTAAAGATCCGTAACGAGGCTTGGGAGTCAGGAAAGTTTGGTGAGGCTATTCGGGCTGAAGAACTCCGTTTAAAGGCTACTGGATTGCTTGTAAACAAGGCTCATGTACTACATGAGAAAGTAGATAGCATGACGAAGGAAGAAATACTGGCTGAACTACAGAACCTGCAACAAAAAGCACAGGATCGGATGAAAAAAGCCAACGTCACCCACATACACCCAAAGAAGATAGGCAAAAGTAGTTAAATATGGGTATATATGGGTCTGCACTTGCCGTGGTCAGGCACGGAGACACCGAACAATTTCTATAGAACGGGACTGGGCGCATCGGGATCGGGATCGGGATGCGTATAATTGTTCGGAGTCGTGCTGCTAATCGGGATCGGATCGGGGGTGGATCGGGCTTCCATCGGGCTACTGTTTGGCTTCCAGCAACGGGTTCGGGTTATGGTTCGGATCGGGGCAGGGTGAATCGGGCTGCGCAACTTCCCGCTCAGATCTGAATACTCACAATTGTTCGCACACACACACGGGCAGTCTGGTGCGCTGCCCAGCCCTGACTCCGAACAATTGTTCGAAGTATTCCCGCTGTTGACAGCAGCAAGTCCTGTAAAAAAAATTAATAAAAGTTAATATTAACTGTTGACATCATGTAATCATTACTATATATTATATATATTAATCAGCCAATGGAGAGAAAAATGATTATACAAAGAGTAAATGAGCATGAGTTTATAGATGCTTTTAGAACTTGGGACACTTACAAGAACAATTTTTCATATGACGGACTTAAAGCCCTTTATGAATACTTTGAGGAAGTAGCAGAGTGCAACGACTCAGGAACTTTTGAGCTTGACGTTGTAGCTATCTGTTGTGACTTCACAGAATATAAAAACTTTAAAGACTTTGAAGAACAGTATTCGAACCAAGACATTAAATATATATTCGGAGGCAATAAAGATTGTATCGACTATTATACAACTGTCATTCTTCCTGAATGCTGGCGAGGAAAAGAAGCAGATATACCAGCTTCTGAAAGAAAGCATCTACCCTTCATAATACAAAACTTCTAAATTGTTCGGGATCGGGCATTAATCGGGGTCAGCTTCGGCTGGCTTCGATTTTTTTTGTCTGCTTCTTGGTTCAGGTTATATAGGTAATGTCGCCTCCAGCAGACTGCTCACAATTGTTCGGACTCATACAGGAGGCAAAAAAAAGAGCCGAGATGGAAAGGATTCTCGACTCTTTTTTCATGCTCTCACATTAACTGGGGGAGTTGCTATTTTAGGTCTGTGAACCCCCTACCCCGAACTTTCGACCTCATGTTGTTGTGATGGGATACTGTAAACCATTACTGTCTTGCCATCACTTTTATATATATAGCAATCATTACAATTAATGTCAACACCTAAATTAAAAAAAAATAAAAAAAAATTAAAAAAAAGTTCTTGACTTATATTATGTAATGATTACTATATAGTTATGTTAATCAGCCAAAGGAGAAAACGATGACATATAATCCAAAGTTTGTAGCTTCAGACGAAGTTAGACAAGACAACATCAGAGCCATGTCAAATATATGGAAAAGGTGGTGTGAGTTTCATAATATGCCAAAGCATGAAAATGGTCAGTATTATAGTGCTGACGATATTATGCTTGATCATTATCAAGATATGCCATTCGAACCAACGACACAGCAAGTTAAGTTCTTGTCAGGTTTTCGTGAGGTTTGGGAGCAAATCGAATCAATAGAAACCACAGCAGTATGACTAAGTGGGAAGTGACATTGGCAGTAGTGCAAGCCATTACCTTTTGGGTAATGGTTTGTGCAGTAGTAATAATCGTTCCATTTTAAGGAGGTAGCAATGGACAAAATAATAAGAGAAGTTGAAAATGATTTGGCAAAAAAATTTCAATACATAGTTTGGGTCGGTGGTTGCGATGACTACTATTCGAATTATAAAGATGCCAAACGAGATGCTGATCAATGGAAAGCAAAAGGTTACAATGATGTAATTATTGAAAAAATTTAGAAGGGAGGAGCTGAAGCTGGGTTAGAAGCCCAGCTTCTTTTTTATCCTGAAACCGAACAATTGTTCGTATTCAACAAGGAGGCAAAGTTGATAAAAGAAAAAGACGGCAGATTCACTTGTACAGATTGTGGTCATGTTTATAGCTCGATGCTTGGAGATGATGAAATACCTGAGACTTGTAATAAATGTAAAAAAGGTGTTGACTTCCTGGGTAGTAATGATTACAATATAAATATATTAAACAGCCAAAGGAGATAAACATGGCAAATTATTGTTTTACAGATGTTCCTGAAGAGGACAACAAGTTTAGGGTAGCAAAGATCATAGAGAATGAGTCAGGTTACTATCCTCTTACCAAAGCCAATCCCAATGATCCACATGAGATCGATAAGTTTGTAGGAGACGAAAATCACGTCAGGTCTATAGTCGATAATTGGAACAAAGAGATCGGTGTAGATAGTGACAGAGAGTGGGAGATTAAGTTTTCCACCATGCACAACATAAAGTAGCAAAAACAGGCTGGGTTCTCCCAGCCTTTTTTCGTAGCTGTTTCCGAACAATTGTTCGTACTCCTGAAGCCCGATTCAGGCTGTAAAAAAAAATAAAAAAACTTCTTGACTAATGTAGCAATCAATACTATATATATATTAAATCAATTTCAGCCAAAGGAGATACACATGAAAAGGATTTATATAGCTTACGGAGCTAATACAAATAGAGAGGCAATGAGACGAAGGTGTCCAAATGCCAAGCAGATTGGGGTAGGCTTCATTGAAGGGCAAAGGTTTAAGTTCAACAATGTAGCAGACGTAGTGCCACACGATGGAGCTAGGTATAAGAATGCACCAGCAGTTGCTTGGGAAATTACACCTTCTTGTGAGAAAGCTCTTGATAGATTCGAGGGGTTTCCAAGTTTATACAGAAAAGAGTTCGTCACTTTTAGAGAGACAAGAGGGCGAGCTGAGTATCAAGGTTTCATCTATAAGATGAACTATACTGGATTCCACACACCGAATCCAATGTACGTTGATGGTATCAGAACTGGACTTAAAGGTTTCTTTGATGCTGGTTACTGGGATCGGATCGATGATTCAATCAATTCTGCAATCATAGAGAGTTTCAGAATGGAAGAGATCGGTAGCCCATTGACGAACAAACGGATCGGTGGTTCTCAGTGGAGATAGTTGTCTCCTAGGCAAAAGCCCAGCTTCTCGGAGCTGGGTTTTTTTCTGGTGTCGGGGCGAACAATTGTTCGTGTTCATCGGGCATCGGGCTGGTTCGCCGTTCACCTCAAAGGGTAAAAAAATCCTCATATTTATAAAGGGTAAATAGGAAAAAAAAATTTTTTTTTATTTTTTAAAAAATGTAATAAAATCAAATACTTAGATCGCAGCTTAAAAAAAAATTAAATTATTTTATTTAAATATATTGCAATCATTACATAAAAAGATTATATATATACTATATTATGCAAAGTTAAATTTTAAAATGGAAAGGTTAAAAACAATGCTTAATCAAATACAAAAATTATTTCAAAACATTGGTGATAATTCTAGAATTGCTTTTGGACCTGAGGTCGAATTTATGTCTAGGTCTCATGGATCAAATGCTCATTATCACTTAAACAGAATTAACAATATTGCAGGTCTTAAATTTAAACCTGATGGATCTAGAGCAGATTGCGAAGAAGATTTACCTGCATTAGCAGATTGTAATGTTGCATGGGATTATTTAAAAGATTGTATGGAATTTGCATCTGCTAATAGTGGATATTGTAATACTGATTGTTCTGTTCATGTTCACTTTTCAACTATGCCAATATTGCCAAGTTTAACAAATGAGCAATTTACTAGAAAAAGTATTGAGATGAAAAGTCAATACAACTCTAGTAATTATGATCATTACCTTGAAGATCCTGCAATAAGGTCTCAATTGTTCGATGTCAGCAATAATCACCAAATACCATTAGAGGTTATTAGAGACATTGGATATAGGATGGCAAAACATATAGATTATTATGGTAGCCTAATTGCTAGGTCTAGACGTGATGCTTATTTCTGTCGTTATCCTGCATCTGCTGAGACTGTAAAACGTGCTAATTGTACTGTTGAAGATCTTAGACGTGCATTAAATCCTAGTGGTAATAGCTATAAATATTCAGCTCTTAACATTAATAAATATCATTCTACTAGAACAATTGAGAATAGGTCTCATGGTGCAACATTAGAATATAAAAAGATTAAAACATGGGTTAAGTATAATACTAACTTAATGTTAAATAGTCTTGTATCACGTTTTAAAGCTCGTACAACGTTACAAGAGCTTTATAGTCCTAGTTATATAGGACGATCTGCTAATACTCTTAAATCGCAGGTATGGGATTATTGCAGAGGTCAAGCTAGATCAACAAGGGATATTATGTCTCATGTAGGGATTAACAATCCACAATCTGTTAGACGTACAATCTCAGAGATCAGATCTATTGATCATTATAAACCTTTTATAGTTACTCATAATCAGCAGGAATTTAACGTGGATTATGGTAGGTCTCTTGATCATGGTGATAATGGATACGAGGTTTTAATATCTAAGAATATTGAGACAGTAACAGACGATCTAGATTTTAATGATAATCAAATAACAGATTTAACAGCAGGTCTAGACGATCAAACTATTGCAGATCTTAATGAAAGAATTAGGCAATTAGCCTAATTCTTTAAATCGAAAATTAAAAATAGCCTGCTAATTTAGCAGGTTATTTTTTTTGCCTAAGTTATTGTTTTTATTATATAAATCGGGCTGGGTATGCCATAGTCCCCACCAAAAATTATATAATTTTGCAAAAAAATCTGTACA